GCCTGGATTACCAAAACCATATTGTCCAGATTCGCCTGGAGCCTGTGGTTGTGTTCCAGTTCCACCGCCATTACCACCAGATTGGTCATTATACCTAGCGTTACCACCACCAGAACCACCATCATAGCCAGAAGAGTTTGGTTGCCAGTTTCCACCACCACCGCCACCTTGTGCAGTTAGTGTTCCGAATACTGAGTTTTGTCCGCCTTGTTGTCCGACTGCTGGATTGCCTGGATATGGGCCAGATGATGAACCAGCAGTATTACCAACGGTATAAGAAACTGAACCGCCTGGAGTTACAGGAAATGCGGGTCTATAAATTAAACCACCAGCACCACCACCGCCGCCATTATCTACACCAGAACCACCACCAGCAGCAACGACTAATACGTCAACTGCTGATATACCAGAAGGAACAGAGAATGTTCCAGAACCAACTGAAGTGTAAGATGTAATTACAGGTGCGTTAACTGTAATAGAAAATTGTCTTGTTGAAGTATCAGACGCAGTTGCAGCTGATACTGTAAATGTTGAAGTTGTGTTACTTCCAACCGCAGATGCTGTACCTGTTATCATTCCTGTAGAAGAACTTATACTCAGTCCAGAAGGAAGAGAACCAGCACTTACCGAATATGTAATCGTATCACCATCTGGGTCAGTTGCACTTGCGTTAAGTGTAGTACCACTAATAGTTCTGCTGCTATCAAATATTGTTGCTAAAGAACCAGCAGATGATGCAAAAGCAGGAACACCACCAGCATCTAATGAATCAGCAAGAGTTCCAGAAAGTCCAGATGATGAATTTGTTACCACAACATCATAAGGTTCATTTGCAACTGTTAATGCAGTATTAGGTGTTGTTGCAGTAATCTGTGTTGCTGAATTCACAGTAACAGATGGAGATGCATATTCAGTATTATCTGCACCCACAAATTTTACAGTTACAGAAGAACCAAATCCACTACCTGTAATAACAATATTTGCGTTTGCGTCTGTTTCGGTTGTAGGTGAAATAGAACTAACAGTTGGTGGAGCATCAATTGCTTTCCACAATGTCCCATCGTAATATTCCATTAGTGATATAGTTGAGTTAAATCTGATATCTCCTTGTTTAACATTTGCTCGTTGAGCAGTAGTTCCCACAGGCATCTTTGCTGCCTCTGTTCCAGAGATTTCTGTGTTTGTAAAGAGATTTTCAGTTGCTCTTTCTTGAATTCTTCTAATTGCCATAGTTGTTTAATCCTTAGATTCTTTTGTACTATTTATTCATCTTGACCCGTTGACGGATTAAAATTCTTTGCATCTTCATAGAAACTTGTAGTTTCATTGAACCCGAAATCACCATCATCAGTATCCCAATCAGCAGGAGAAACATCTGCTGGTTTAGGTGTTGCAGAATATCTCTGTTCCCTCTTAGGTGCATTGACTGGCATATCTGTATACTGGTCAACTTGTACACTACGAATAACATTCTGTGAAGTCACAGGGCCATATAGATAATATTTTGCAGAGAAACTTAATGTGTAGATAATTGCTCTACGACTTGCAAATTCTCCTTCATAACTATCTTCATAACCAATACTGTTTAATGTTACAGGAACATCTCTAACAATATCTAATTCTGGTACTTCTCTCAAAGTAACTGTGTACTCTGGTTGGAAGTATGGTAAAATTTGTTCTAGAATCTGCAACGCATCATCTGAGTTTTTACTCATAATGAATAGTTCAAAATCAACATTATAAGGAACAGGCATAAACCCTTCCTTTAATCCTTCTTTGTTTTCTCCATTTGCAACCTTCTTTGCCTTCACCATCTTGTTAAGTTTACGAGTGGAGTCATATGACAATCCACTAATCTCAAACCCAATACGAGGTAAAGTAACCGCAACCTTTTTTGTTAGGTTAGGGTCTTGTTGCAATCTGGATAACCATTTCTGTTTAGGGCCATATGCCAACGGCACCTTCATTGTCTGTGTTACGTTACCAGAGTTATCTTTCTTTACAAGTTGAATGTTGTTAAAGATAGAACCAAATCCTACCACAACATTTCTTGTTGATTCGTTGTAAAAGTAATTTCCAATCATAATTATTTCATCCCAGCGTCACCGAATGGATTTGATTCGGTAAAGTCTAATATTGTATCCTCTTCACTATCAAATAAATCATTCTGTGCTGTTTCATCAATAGTGTCAACCCGATAAGTTTCTAGTATTATATAGTCCGCTTCAGCACCCTCGACAGAATTTTCCAGAACAATAGAACCAACTTGGTCAACTGTTTCTGAAAGAATTTTATCACCAAGTAGAGAGTCCTCAAGTGTAAGTTGTCCCTCTGAAGGTGTACCTTCTTCTAAAGCAAAGAACTCGTTGAATGTTGTTGCACTTTCTAGAGTCATTTGATGAGACAATTGGTCAAGACTATTATCTGTCTCAATTGAATCAATTGCTGCAATACCAGTATCCAAATCCTCTGAACCATATTCAAAGGTTTTGCATTTCAGTTTATATGTTGGTAGATTGTGTACTTGATAAAATGGGTCATCATGGTCAACAAAAGTGATTTCAAATAGTTTACTTCCCTTAGGCCAGTATACTAAATCACCCTCATTGGGTCTTGATGAAACAACAATGTTATTATCTACCGTAACAAATTGTTCCCATCTTCTTCTTGCAACTGTAAAGGTTGCATCGTCTTGAATGTCTAAACCAAACTTAGACATTAATTCTTTCTCACCTTCATATCCATCTACGTTATCAACATACATTTCTAACATGTATGCATCTTCAAACTTAGATAGTGAATCTTCTCCGAATACTTTATCTTCAGAAACCATGTTACGAGGAATGTAATAACAATCCTGTCCATAGATACGCAATTGCTCTATGATTAAATCTTCATAGAGGTTCTGCTCTGGTTTTGTTCCTGTATCAAAGTATACATTTGTTGGCATAACAATTTAACCTATCATATGCATTGGAGGCAGTTCGTATGCCAGTTGAATTTGTTCTTCTAATTTATCAATTTGTTCTTGTGCTTGAGTATATATCTGTTCACCGTTTAGTGCAACTCCACCCAGCATCTGAATACCTTGGAATTTAGAAAGGTTTGCTCCCCATTGCATTTTGATAAGTTGTGTTGCATATTTCTTTAAGAATATATCATCCCACACATCAGTGTAGGTATTAGGGTCTAATTTACGATAACATTCAATAATGATATAATCACCATCGACATAATCTGTTGAGAAATCTGCATCCAAGTATAATCTGTTTTGATGTTGGTTGTGACGTATTGCTGTTTCACCAACAAGAATATGGTCTAAAAAATCTAAATGTTGCATTGTCATTTCGTAATGCATAACTGAAGTAGAACTAAAGTCATACAAATCGTTCAGTCTTAACTGATAACGAACATCGAACATGTTTAATGCTTGTTTGTCTGTTAAAGGGAATACCTTAACGATAGACATAATAGTAGAAGGAACAGGAATCCAATTATTCTGTTCTTTCCATACTGCTGTTGTAGAGGAATCAACATCTGTAACTGTCGGTAAAGTTGTATCTGTTTTTGCTCTAGTAATATCTGCATCACTAATTTGATATTTTAGATAAACTCTTTCTATTCCATCGTAATGATATTGTGAGAAATATTGTAATGCCTCATCAATTCTATCTTCCACTTGGTCTGGGTCGACATTAATTTCAATTACTGGTTTACCTAAACTTCTAAGACAGTATTCTTTAAATGTTGCTCTTGTACTTGGTATTGCCATATCGTTATCCTAATGCAATCGCAAACGTAATACCGTTATTGACTGCTTTCGTTGTTACTTCTGCTTTTGAATCTACATCCAATGCTGTTCTAGCACCTGCTTCTGTCACCGCACCTGTACCACCATCTGAGATAGGGATAAAATCTGTGGCAGTAAATTCTGCAAGTCCTGTTACATCTGAACCTGTGAATGTCGCCTTAATTGGGGTTTTCGCTGCCATCTCTTATCCTTAACTCATTACAAGTGTAGTAACACTAGAACCATCTTCTTTCGTAAAGGGTATGTATAAACTTGATACCGCTGACGAAAGTGTTCCTGCCACAACACTCATATTTAAACTTGTTGACGTACCATCTTCTTTTGTGAAAGGAATTCCAGTTGGTGTCCCAATCGTAACCGTATCAGTTGATGCGTTTGTTGTAATAGTATTTAGTCCTGCTCCCACGAGAGTAAGCGTATCTGTTGAACTATCTGCTTGTA